CGTGTTAATCCATAAACACTACCGTTTACTCCAAACCGGAGGATCGCGTGTTTAAGATGGGATTTGAATTAGAGGAAACTCTTTTTAATTCTTGTTTTTCCACTTGTTTATCAATAGTACGAGGAACTTCAACTAAAACATGATTAGAACCAGTACGTGTATAACTTATAACATAGTGGCCCATTCCATCAAAATTAGAATCAAAAGCTTTACCAACTAAAGAGGGATAATCTTCATATCCAGAGCCTTCGTATTGCCAAACATCATTAGTAACTTTATCAGTTACATAATATTTACCATCAAAAGGATATTGATATGCGATACCATATTTAGTAGGTATTGTATTTAGTTTATCACCTACATAGAAGTGAGAAGCTCGCTCTTTTGTACGTTCGAAAAGAGGTAAAGGAAGTCGTTCTTGGTTAAGTCTATTACTTGCAGAATTTGCAGCATATCCAGCTAACATCGTAGCTCCTGTCATTAAAGAAGCATATGTGCCTTGTGTGGCAATATGATTAATAGCTTTACGAGCACCAGCACCAACAGAATCTCGCAATTCTATTAATGTTTGTGGAACAGAAGAAGCTATAACTTCTAAAATTTCAGGATTTCTATCAATAATGGGAGCAGTTGATGGATTGACAATGTTTGAAACACAGCCAAGTCCAACTGCATCACACTCAGATGATGATTTACCATTGACAGCAGCTCCAATAACTTCATAGTAAATTAATACTTCAAAGCGGAAAGGAGCACTAGCAGCAGCACCAACAACTAAAATTCCAAGATAATGGTTAAGTAGAGCAATAGGCATTATAGCAGGAGAAAGACCAACATTATCTGCAGCGTTATTGACAACGCCGTCAGCATAATATTTGGTTTCTTCCTCATATACAGGACAATAAGTAATTGTATGCCATTTATTGTCTACACATTTCTCCATATAAGATGGTATATTAGAAAGTGAATTTATTGATGAGTTAGATAAAGATGCATGATCAGGAGTCTGTATCATATGATAAGTTCCAGAGCGGGTTAAGGCATTGCCAACGTATTGTAAGCGAATACCAGCTGCAACAACTCGATATTTAACTCCTTGTACAGTGCTACCTGATGAAAGAGCTAAACTAGCAGAGTTATAGTCTGTATTTATATTAACAGCAGCTATACCAACTGGTGGAGCATGAACTATGAATTGGTCACAAACGGGAAAAGAAGTTGTACCAGCCCAAGTAGAAGTTGAGACTTGAATAGGACAATTCGAGTCATCAGAAGCATAATCGTTTGCTAACCGTGAAGGTGAACACAAAATTACACCACTACCATTTGTTCCACAGACCATATCACCACGTACTAGAGTGTACATTTTACGTGATTGAACTGCAGGATAGGTTGGGATACAAGGTAATCCTAGATCACCATAAACACGACCCCAAAAAGTATCTTGATCCATACCATCAAGTAAATGAAAGGGTCTAACAAGTGCATGCATATAAGATGCTGCACATTTAGTTAGAACATTCTGAAATTTACCAGTTTGAGATAAAATAGACATTGCTGACTGTTTATCTGTGGTATTACCACGGTTGCTTCGAGCTGGAGGTGCCCTCTTCTCTTTAACAACTACTGTTTGGATGCGTTTAGCGGGTTGCTTAGTTTTACGCTGTTTCTTTTCTTTCCAAGCTTTTTCAGCTTGGGCTTGTGACATTCCTGACGCAAGTTTTTTTGCAATGAACTTAGCCTTAGTTTGAGGCTGTCCATTACCATAAGGATTAAATGAACCTGTTTTAATTTCATTAGATGTGTCATATTGTCTGTTGACATATGACCTTAAATTATTTAAAATCATCTCAGCTGATTGATTAGAGGGTGTAGGTTGATTCCTACCTTCCTCATTTTGCTCAAGAGGTTGATTAAGGTCGATCTCGACATCATCATGATCGGAAGAAGTATCCAAAGACATTAATGAAAAATCTAAATTCTTAAAAGAATTCATCATTCGTGAATGAGCATTAGATAAACTGCCTTGACATAAATCACTTATAATACTATTATCCCTTCCGGGACAATTACAAGCAGAATATGAATCTCGTATAGAGCTAGTCAAGGTCAGAAAAAAAGCTTCTTGCCGTTTCTCTCTAGAGTAAAACTCATCAATTATATAATTAAGGGACGCAATTTGATTCTGCATCAGCTCAATTTTATTATTGAGATCGGTTATTTTCTCTAAATTTGGGTCAACTCTATTTAAAGTAGGAGTTGTAGCTACTTTTGGTGTTGATTGAACAATCGTTATAGGTGGAGGATACATTGAAACAACAGGTTTGACTGTAATAGGAGTCCTAATAGGTTTTTCAACTTTACTAGAAACTCTTTCATACCATAAACTAGGATCTTCAAGTTCAGTTCCAGATAATTTAGTTTTTCTTAGACGTCGAGCTAAGTCGATGTCATTACGTAAATCATCTGCACCAATCTTAGGCTGGGATTTCAAAGAATTTGACTTCTCATCATAATACGAACAAATAAGATAACAACAGTGATTCTTAGCTTTCGCTTTCGAACCACCATAACCTATAAATTCTCGCCCAGCAAAGGTCGTTTTACAAGTAAAAGTTGCAATGTGATCTGGACCACTTCTCTCGAAGCAGAAGTCACAACTACTAAATTTACCAGCCATAATCATTTCATTATATCTACCAATATAGTTGATAGATTCAATATAATCGATACCACTTTTAAAAGCCATGTCGCTTTTAAAGCCCTCCCCATACCCGTCATTTGACATAATTCTATTAAAAAAATAAAAATTAGAATCAACATTTGAACTAGCCTGATAACGGACTTCGAAACCAGTTGCTAGCTTAAATGAGTCAAAACGACTACACGCAATATCAATTAAAACACTCTTTTCAGACTCACCTAGATCAGGAAACGTTTTTAAAATTTCCTTTGCATATGAACGATTAAAATCTTTTAATAAAATCCCAATAGGATCTGTCATTCCTGCACATAAATTCTCTATTGCTAGAGAAGTACTTGCATAGGCTACAGAAGTTTTAGGTTTATCTAAGTATTGAAAAACAGAAGATATAACTTTATTATATCTAGGCTGACCAAACCAATGATCATGTTCTTTATTATAAACAAATGTGGAACCTAAAAATTCAAGACCTTCAAGATCGTGGGATACCTGAAAAGCAGATTCCTTTATCTCAAGACCAAATTCCAAGTATATCTCTCGGACTCTAGTTTTAAAACGTTGGACTGCATCAGAATCAAAAGGATTTTCTATCCAAAATCGGAGGAAAGTACTTTCTATATCATCGTCGCCATAAATTGAAGCAATTACAAATTGTACGATTTCTTCATACTCAGGAAGCCGACCATGCAACTCATAATATAAGGTAATATATTGATAAAAAGTTATCACTATATGACCTATAGTATTATCAGTTGAAGTAGCACCACTTCCAGAGGGATTACCTGTTTTTCTCTTTAATATGTGACCATCACATGTTGCACAAATTGGCTCAGCCATCGCTTGAGCTATTTGATCATGCCATTTTTTCTCCATTTCACTCATAAAACCATAAAGATTTTGACGAATCTCATAAACTGTTGGATTTAGAGGTTCTTTCAAATCCCAATGGACTACATCCTTTGTCATATGATAAAAATCACGAAGATCATCAATTTCTAAGATTTCAGGTAATGACAAATGGGCGGTAGCTAATGAATTAGTACCACCATATTGTTTAACGAAACCGTATCTTGACCAATTTTCTAAATAATCATGAGCATGAGCCATGAGAACTTCAGACATATTGTCATATAACATTTTCTGTTTAAAAGTTATTGGAGTTTCTCCACAAAAAAATAATCTAGTTTTTTTAAGAGCTAGATCCAATGCTTCCATAAATTCAAATTTTGTTGTAATTTGAAAAATAGGAGTATGTCCACGGTCCATTTCTTTCTCCATATCAGGTGATTGAATAAAATCAGATTTATGCATAAGCATATCTCCTTTTGAATCTTTCATCTTGACATAAGGTACTCCATTTGTACTTTTAGGACAATATTTACAACTATGAGAGCCTTTTACTCCATAGAGGAAATGTAACATTCGTTCTGTAAACTTTTTAGATAAATCAAAACGTTCATTTGCGGGTATAACACGAGGGTAGTCACACTTATTAATTCGAGCATAATATCTCTCTTTAGTATGTGTAGTAGGGTACAATGTGACTTTTTCAAATAATTTAGAATATTGTTCTATATTCTCTTGAAAAATTTTCATTGCTATAGAGTCATATTGTGGTTGGTCAATAGGTTCAGTAAAAGGTGTTCCTTTTAATATATTAGCTTTCCCAATATACTCTATATGATTAAATTCAGGATGTACTTTTGGTATATGTATATCGTTCATAACAAGTGGGTGGAAGTTATATTTATCAAAATAATCTCTTCCTTCATGCTTGATTTCTAGTGGTTCACCCCCACCGCCATCCGAAAAAGCGATTTCAGCTTAGACCAATTCATAACTACACAGAAATTATTCTGACCATTGGTCTTTGAATGAATTCCTAATAAAACTTTATTAACTGATATAACTGGAGAACCACAATAACCATCTAATGAAGAATAGTTACATTGGATCTCATCTTTTCCTGGAACTTTGATGAAGTTATTTGAATCACATACCGAAACAACGCTTTTCTGCGAAGGATCATAAGAATATAACAATTTCTGACCAGCTTCTTCAGGACGTTCATTAAAGGCATATAAACTTGGGCATAAATCAACATCGTAATAAACTAAATCAGAACCAATGACGTATATTTTAGATGCGTCAATAGTATGCTCAGTAAATTTAAATGCATATGTTTGCTTAAAGTCATAATATCCTACTTTAAACGTTCCCTCCATATGTGGTCGAAAATGTTTACAAAAAACAACACCTGTCTTAGTGACTGGCTGCTCTTTTGTTCCTATATGAAATTTTACTCTGACAAATTGTCCAAATCTCTCTTGGGGATTGGACGATTCCTTTGGTATAAACAAACCGAAATAATCATTATTTAAAGTTTGGACAATAGGGTTGGTATTAATTCTAACCTCTTGAATGTCTAATCTTTTATTGCGGTATGTTTTAAATAGAGTCCACATTTCTGGTTTTGGCCCAACTATCAAACTAAATTGATCTTGCGTCATTGCACGTATATTATCATCAGTATCAGCATCAAATTTCTTCTTTGCCGATCCCCAATCAATAAACTTTACCTTTTTCTTTTTATCTTTTTTAGAAGATACTACTTTACGTTCTGGATTATCCCAATTAGTTACTAATTGAGCAGCAGGCAAAGTTATATTAGGTATTTTTAATTGTTCAGGCATAGCTGAATGATTATAAACAGCAATCGGTTCAACATTATTAACAATAGTATTCATACTACATGGAGTTACTAAACCCGAACTAATTTGAACAACTTTTGATCGTTCAATAAGTTTAGGTGGTTCTTCACTTACAATAGCTACTTTATTAACAGGAACTTCTATAGCCACACCTTGTATCACTTTTAAAGGTTCTACAAGACCATGTACTATAGGCTTTAATTGTTCTGTTGAAACTGCAATCGGTTGAGATTTTGGCAAATTAACATCAGAGGGTTTATTAAGATGGTTTTTTAAAGGACACATCTGTACAAAATTCTCCTGAGGTTCAATAAATTCGCGTAAAGGTAAACCAAGTTTCATAGCAACAAGTTGCATGAGATATGGTCCATAAACGTTTTCTCTATTTATAGGATACTGTTCCAAATAAAAACGAATAAGTCTAGGTGGAAAACAAACAGGAACATAACGTCCAGTAGTGCGATAAAATTTAAGCCGCTGACTTAACCAATTTTTGCCATCAGGACTAGTTATATTTACATAACTACCTTCGTCCATCATATGCCAACTATTGGGGTCATTAGCCCAACTAAAATCCCATTCTTTTTCATCATGTATTGCGTTTCGGTCTTTATTCATGTCAAATTCAATTTCATCGTGTTTCAATGTTACATAACGAGTTTGAGCATAATCATCACTATCATATGAATTATCATCTGAATATGAAACACTATCTTCAATCTCATCATCGTAAACATCGGACAAAAAATCATTGGCGTCAAAATAACCAAAATTTAAGGCGTATTTGTTAAGAACAAATTCTGGAATCTCATTTCTAAAATAAGCATCAGCTAAATCCTTCGAATAATCCCAGTCAATACTGGTACCATGATTAGCATGCTTACGAGCACGCCTCTTTAAGGCACCCCTACCTCTTTTATTCTTACCTTTTCCACCCCTAGGCATTTCCCATTGAAATACTTGCTTTTGTTCGGGTTTGGTATCTTTTAGTTTCTCATGTGATATATATGCTCGTATAATCAAATACTCTATCATTTTATCGGTTAGAGTGGTTGGGTCACCACCATTCTGAACAAACCAAGCTAAAGAAATTAAGACATTCGTCTTAAGATCATTAGTAGCTCGATTGAATGGAATAGATCGGACTTCAAGCCAATTTACTCTATCGTCAACACAAATAGCTGTTAAACTATTATATTGAACTCTTTTCTCTAAAACTTTTTCAACACGATCAATAATATTAATTGGGCTAGATCTAGTATATCCATTATTAATTCTCATTAAAAATGAACAAAAAAACAAAATAGTAAATACTATAAAATACACACTAATTGTAAATTCTGTTACTAAAACTCCTTCACTAATATCACCTAATCCTTTAATTAATACATATAAAGGACTCGTTTTAAATAAATTTCTGCACACAATTGCAGACACTAGAAATAAAGGGTTGTCGACAGTTAATTCTTCCTCGATAAAAATGCCTTTACAGCTAAACCAATTAATAAAAGGCCAACCACAGATTTCTCTATGGTAGCTATTATAATAATTTATTAGTAATATAGGTATTAATACAAACAAAAACATCACGGAAACTCTTCCACATATTCCTTGATCATCTTTATAGTTAATCAATAAAGTAATTAATTGAGCTATGTAAATAAGCCCAAAAATTTCAGTATAGATTGTGCCTATAAAAACTCCAGAAAAAACAAAGACTATAAAAAATAGACAAAGTTTTAACAAAGGTAATGTGGGCATGATAAGAACACCA